TTATTTTAATAATCTAATACTTTTTATCTCAGTTTCATCAAACGAATAAACAGCAAAATCAGTCTGTATATCTACAACAAGATTTCCTGTTTCACTCTCAAATTCATTTTCATAGTCAGTTACAAACCCTTCGTATTCTTCATTATTCAAAAGCGTGATAATAACATCTTTACGATATGCATCTTCAATTCTCAATACTTTTCACCTACTTATCAATATAAGGTACTATATGAGCACCTGTCTTCGAATAATGCACTTTTCCTTTTCTGGTTTCAATATACACATTATCGATATGTACTTTTCCAATAATTTGATTAAAATTAATAATCTCTTTCATATCAAATAGCTCATCACTTAATATTAGATTGCCTGTTGACATTTTTTCTCTTAACAATTCATTCAATAAATCTATAGAAAGTATTGTATAGCTAGGCAATTTCTTATTATTTAAAATGGCTCTTTTTTTATTTTCATTATATAGATGATGACCTAACATATGTCTATTTTGTTTTTCACAATTTATTTCTATTTTTATTTTACCACTTTCAATCATTTCTTTCATCTGGTTTTTAGCTTTTTCCTGTAATTTTGCTTCTTTTACTTCTACCTGATACTTACCTTCACGCTCTTTAAAGAACTTGTCTCGCCAATTGCCAAAATGTGGCACTGTGGTACTTCTACACCAAGGATGCATAGGTGGCGCATTCACACCTGGTATCATATCTTTAACTTTAAATATTTTTCCGTTGAGTGAATGACATAATTTAGATGTTTTACTATCTATTTTGGCAACATATTTATATTCGCCATCTTCACCTAAATCTTTAAGATAAGCTATCTTTTGTGATTCTGTTTGTACACGTGCTGATTCGGTTACTAACAATCTACTGGCGTTATAAGAAGTAGAATTGGTTTGCTTTTTAAACTCAGAAACAAATTCATTAGGATGTCGACCTCGAATAACGACATGACTTGTTACCCTCTCAACTTCCTTTTGAACAAGTTCCATATCATTCCATAATCTAGTAGACCATTTAGCACCTTTGAAATTACTATTAACAACTGCTTTCACTTCAGTGTCATCAATTTGAACATGTTCACCTAGAATATGTGCTTGTCTCTTTACTTCTCTATTAACTGCGTCACTTAGCTTATCCTCAATTTTATTTTGAAGGTTTAAACTAGTATCTTTCACAATCAAATCTAGCTGCTGCTTTAACAGTTTTTCTCTAGAGATTTTCATCGTTAAGTTGTATTGTTTGAGCGATTGATTCGCCTCTTCACTGAAATCTTTACGCTCAACAAATTGTTTCGCTTTGTTACTAAATGCTAGTACATCAAATGAATCAGCCATTTTCTTAACTTCTTGAATACTCAGTCCAGTATCTTTGGCATATTTTGCATAAAAGGCTAATAATTCTTTTGTAATTTCAGCATACATCAATAGAATGATACGTTCAATTTCAATTATTGCTTGTGCATCAACTAAAGATTCAGCGTCCATGACGTTTTTAGCACGTTCTAGCCAATATTTTAAATTATCTGACATTTATATCAGTCATTTCATTTTCGTGGCTAAATGGTGCCTTAAATGATGAATTATCACTAATTTTTTTACCTTATTTTGTTCATCTTCCATTTTCTTGATTTCTTCAAGTGGATTATCAATAATTGGTAACAATTTCAATCTGGTTTGTTCAGATACTCCACCATTTAATGAATTAAAAGCTTCAATTGATTCATTTAAAGACTTAGGTAAATTAGTAGTAAAAGTAATATCAATGGTTGAATAATCATACTTATGTACACCAGTTAAATTAAGAATATGGAATAATAGTTTATATCTTTTCATTAAACCTTTTTTAAACAAACGTTCTTTAATAGCTCTAACTTGTTCTAAACCAAACAATTTATATTTCATTGATTCACCAGATTGAACTCCACTGAAATTCTCATCGCTTAAATCAGGCGTATTCGTATATTTGTGAATATCTTTTTGTAATCTAGTTTTATATGCTTCTGAGCCATTAACATCATATTGTTTATAAATGTACTTAACATCTGCATTACCTTCTGAACCATTGACATTGATACTTGGTTTGACATGAACCATATTAGCTTGTCGAAACTTCTTAGCTTCATCACCATCTATTTCAATATTTCCAACGATAGCTAACATGGCATCATTTAAATCGGTCATATAATTAGCAGTATCTGATTGTGCTTGATCATACAAATCAATTAAAGAAATGACATTTTCAAAGTCACCTTGTTTAAATTGATCGTTTAAATATTCAATGATTGGCACATCATTATAGTAATGAGGTATTTCATCGATAGAATTGAAAGAACCGCCTCTTACTTCGATGTAATAAATTTTATTTGTTGTATATATTTCAATTTTCTGTATTGGTGTATTGTCAAAATCTTTAACATTAAAGTATCTAACACCTGCTATCATATTTTTATCTAGTGAAGTGTCATATACAACAAATGTACTTTTACTATCTAATAATTTGAATGTATCTTTATCATCAGTATCTCTATAAACAATTTCATACGCTCGACCATAAATAGATAGATTTAAAGCTAAATCACTATTTGTAGCATCTGCATCATTGATTTTATTAAGGTCAACTAATTTTTCATTTGTGATTTCGTCTTTATGTGTAATTGTTATAGGATTACCAGTTAAATAACCGACTATAAAGCGTGTGACATACTTAGCATAATTATGTACTGCTCTATGGTCAGCTTTATCACTATAATCATTTATTCTTCGGTTATCAGTTAAAATATCTGTATTCCTATTCAAATAATAATCTTCTAACATTTCTAATCTTGGTACTTGTTCAGTTTTATGCTTACTTATCAAACTAAGTAATACTTCTTCTTTTAATAACTGTTCTACATTACTGATTAAAAAATCATTATTTGCTGTTTTAGAGAACTTTGTGTTGTTAATTTCTTGGGTGTAAATCGTCATCAGTTCACTTCCTTAGAACATGTTTCTAATCCTTGTTAAATCATCTATTTTATTTTCAGTTTTCTTATCTTTAAAAATTAAATTACATACAGAATAGCGAAGCGCATCTATGCAATGATTATATGTATCTACAGGTTCGTTATAGTATTCGCCGGTATTTTTATCTTTTTTCCATGTATAGTTATCTAATTCTTCAATAGTTTTAAAACATCGTTCATCAACTATAATTTCAAATTGACTAATAAATTGAATTCCGGCCATAATGCTATCTTTACCTTTGATTGCAGGTTTAATTCTTCCTATACCATGCTTTCTAATCTCAGCTATACTTTTTTGTTCAGCTGAATCAGCACTTAGCACTTCTTTACTAAATCCTAAATTTTTAATAAGTTTAGCTATTTCATCGTTCAACATTCCTTTTTTCACATATTCTGAAATAATATAGAGCTTCTTATTTTCAATATCAATTTTCAAATGTATCAATGCACTAGGATCATTAATGTACCCAAAATCTAAACCAAAATAAGATGGTAAGTGCCTAATTTCATCAGTATTAATGATTCGTTTTTCATATTTTGGAAAAACTAATTTATCTAATGTAGCGAACTCTCCTAACGCATATATTTTGTAATAGGCTGGATTTCTGTTCGCTAATTCTTCTAGATTATTCTTAGTCATTTTGTCCAAAAATTTATTATCCTTATAACTTGATTGCCTAATCAAGACCCCATCCATTTGTACACCATTTGCAAAAAAGTATTTATAAACCCAATTTAATTTAGAAACAGGGTTAAACATCAAAAATATTTGTTTACTCTCATGTTTACGTTCCCTTAAACGTAATGTTAATTGTGTATAATCATCTAATGTAAATTCAGATGCTTCTTCCATCACAATATCTGAAACAGCTTTAATGGACTTTATTTTCTCAGGATTATCTAAACCTTTAAATAAAAAAGTAGCGCCATTTGGTAGCACTACTTTATTATCGGTTTTATTCCATTTGCATAAGTCCCATATTTTGAAGGAAATCAAACAACTTCTCACATCTTCAAATAAGCTATCAGTAATAGTTGCTTGTACTTTTCTAAGCCATAATACTTTCCTAGGATATTTCCATTTTTTTAATGCTTTTAATACTACTTTTTGTACAACTCCATGTGACTTACCACTGGATCCACCACCATAATGAACTTCAGTAAAATGTGAGTAATCATTGATAATTTCAAATATATTTTTATTAAATATCTTATTTGGTTCCTTAATATTAATCTTAATCGTCGTCAACGTAGTCACCTATGTTTATTTCGATATTGCGATTTGTAATTTCTTGTTCAACCTTATCTCTATATTTGTGGGGTAATCTATTTTTGAGAGCGAATATTAGTGATGTAGGATTAGCATGTTCATATTTCTTGATTTTTACTACTTCACCTTTATTAGTAACTGTTTCTTCTTCGTAATAATAGCCAACCGCTCTTTTATGAAGTGCATTCTCTAATTCATAATCTGATACCTCTTTGCCCTTTTTTATGGCGTCTAGAAAGTCTGGTATATTCTTTTTCCATTTAATTAAAGTATGTTTGGAAACACCTAAATTTCTAGCAATTTGCTCATCTGTTAAACCATCGCGCTTCCAACCTTCTACTAAACCTAATTTATTTACTATATCCAACTTTTCATAAAGTTCTATTCTAGCCAACTATTATCACACACCCTTACGCTAATTGCTTTAAAATTAAATTTAAAAAGCCTATCTAAGACATAGCTCAGATAGGCAATAAAAATTGGAGGAGACCAAAACAAAGATTAATTAATCTTCTACATATGTATCAAACATAAGACAAAAAATCACTATATAAATAAATTTGTTTCAAGTTCATTTTTTATTTTAATTTCAGCTCTTTTAATATAGTTTTGCACACTACCTATTTTCAAATTTAATAAACTAGCAGATTCTTTATAAGTAAGCCCCTCACATTTGACCATAATAAAACACTCTAGTTCTTTAGGTGTTAACTTCATCAGTGCGTAGCTCACTTTATTATTAACATTATTAATTATATCATTGTATTCAATATCTGAATTCTTTTTATACATTGATTCGCTAAAAGCCTTATTGATCACATCATTATCTACTAAATAGCATTGACTTCTATCTATTCCGTTATAATTGCCTGGTTCGTGTCCACATTTTAACCATTCAATTGTATAATCAATGTCTTTTAATATATCTTTGTAATTACTTAATTTATCCTCTTCATCTACTTTATATTCAAGTGATTTTATTTTATTGAGTACGCAAAGTCTCGTTTTCCTATATTCAATTAGCAAGTCTTTCATGATGTATCTCCTCGATGTAAGCATTAATAAAAAGTCTAATGGCTAATTACGTTTTAAATAAATATCGAGTTCTATTAATTCGATAAATATAATTATTAAAAATATTGTTAATATATACTCGATAAAATTAAATCCAAATCCTAATGTGATTGCGAGACTTAAACAAACAGTAAATAATAGAATTGCAATCATTCTGATATATTTATTAACGATATATTTGCATGTATAAAATAAAATTATTGTCAAAATCATAAATGTTAAGTTTAATAAAATCATTCATGATAACCTCTTTCCTCTTCTAATCTTTACATTCTCTCTATTTAACGCGCAGTTCAAACTATCCATGAGCATAACGTTATCTCCCATTGTTAATGTTTTTCTACCAGATTTACGTATAATGCCCTCACCTATAATGACAATGCCTACATTTTCTTGTTTAAGAATTGAACTCAAATCTGTGTATTTTACTTCTTCATATAGGTTTCTCGGTAAAACTAAGTAATTATAATGACCTACAAAAGACAATTTAGCTGAACTCTTTAAATCTGCTTTTGATACTTTAATTTCATATGCCCTAAAAATATTTCTAGTATCATAGGTTAAAAAGTCCACGATTTCACGCCCATGTGTGAGAGGCTTACGCCCAATGACTACCTCATGACATCCACACATTCCCATTTTGTCTATGATCAGTGAATCATATAAATACTGTTCCGCTTCTATGGTTGCTATTGATTTCACTTTTGCAACACCTCATTAAATCTTTGATTGCTCTTAGCTCTAGTTATGTGTGTATGTTTACGTCCTGTTGAATCTTTGAGTGTTGTGACTAAGTATTGTGCCACTTACTCGACACTTCTTTCACTTGCACGTTACTTGCATTTCACTTAAATTCTGCTTATATTTCGGGGTTCTATCACTTGCACGTTACTTGCAAACTCTATTGACTTCATTTTTGCAACACCTCATCAAATATTAGTAGCATTTTAAATCTGAGTCTTTTACGAATTTACCATCAATCATTTTGCCTTTCCTGTTTTTGATTTCATCATAGGCATGTGCTAAACATGTTCTTAAATCGGAGCTATTTTTATATGCCGTTTCTTTAAGTAAATAGGTAATGTTTGTAATCAAAGTTTGAATTTCACTAAACAAATTGCCATTATTATTATCAGACATAAAATCTTCTAGTTTTTCACCTAAGTAAAATAGTGATTTAATATAATTTAAAGTATTAACCTCACCTTCACCGAAATCAGATAGGCTTAACGCTAATTTAATATTGCCTTTAATTTGTTGCATCATGATTATTAATACAACAAACATGTCACCTATACTATCTTTAATTAATTGCATATCTTGTTTATTTAATCCTCGTACTAGTTCTCCATGTTCTTCGACCAACTTATCAAACTGCTTTAAGGGACTTGCATGATTTATATTACGGTCAACACTCCATTGTTCTACTTTTCCAATTAATTCATCAATAGTTAATGAATTAGTCATTATTAAGCAACTCCTTAAATTTTTCTTCACTAATTTCAACATCTACTAAATTACATGTTTTAAACCATTCACTTGGTCTGTAATTTTGAATTGCATCTTCTCCGTAACGTTCCTTTAAGATATCACTCAAATTCTTTTCTTCCCTCAAAAAGATTTCTTTAGCTTTCTTTTTATCCGGTTTACTGCCATCTTTATTTGCAAATAGTATTGCCTCATCTAAATCTTGGCACCACCCATCAAATTCACCAATGTATACGCCTGATTCGTCTTTATGTTCAAATGCTAATGCTGGATATGTTTTCATTATTCCTATTCCTCCTCTACAATAATTTCATATTCATCACAATCAAATGGCACTTCCATTCTCGCAATATCATGCGCCTCATTTTCTGCTTCGTCTAAACTTTCAGCCTCGATAGTCTCTTCAATCATGCCAGTGTATGTGATTTGAACATTAAATTTTTTCATCTTCTTGCTCCTCCTTAAAACAAACTGAGTTGTTTTGCCTTTTCGAAATACAATTCGTTACTTTCAATGTAGCTAGCAAATTCTAATTTGTTATTGAATTTCTTTTTCACGCCTTTAAACATCGTTTTGTGATGACCGTGAATAAGATATATGTC